TTTGAGCCCAGTAAATGGCGGTCAGCCTAATAATATGGGGTTTAAAAATTATCAAAGTAATTTGCCAGAGGTATACACTGGGCATCCAAATCGTATTGAGCGTTATAATCAATATGAACAAATGGATATGGATAGTGAGATTAACGCAGCTTTGGATATTTTATCAGAATTTAGTACACAAGCCAGTCAGGAAAATGGTAGTCCATTTCAATTTTTCTGGCGTGAGCAACCTACAGACAATGAAGTTAAGATCATAAAAGAACAATTAACACAGTGGTGTACACTAAATGAACTTAACGAACGAGTATTTAAAATATTTAGAAATACAATAAAATACGGTGATCAAGTCTTTTTACGAGACCCAGAAACATTTAAATTGTATTGGGTCGAAATGAGTAAAGTCACAAAAGTTATTGTAAATGAAGCTGAAGGCAAAAAACCAGAACAATATATTGTAAAAGACATAGGGCCTAATTTCGAGAACTTAACTGCTACTACTATAAATGCTACAGATATTAGTGTAAATCATCCGCAAGTTGGTGGGCCTAGTGGTGCATACATACAACCTAAAACTCCATATAGTGGGGGATCTAGATTTAGCAATGCACAAAATGAAAGCACAATTAATGCAGAACATGTTGTACATATCAGTCTGACTGAAGGATTAGACTTTAGTTGGCCTTTTGGTAATAGTGTTTTGGAAAATGTGTTTAAGGTATTCAAACAAAAAGAATTACTTGAAGACGCAATTATAATTTATAGGATACAACGAGCACCAGAGCGTAGAATGTTTAAAATAGATGTAGGTAATATGCCCAGTCACATGGCCATGGCATTTGTTGAGCGTGTAAAAAATGAGATCAGTCAACGCCGTATACCTACTCAGACTGGTGGTGGACAAAACATGATGGATGCAACTTATAATCCACTATCCACTAATGAAGATTATTTTTTCCCTATTACTGAAGGTGGTAGAGGTAGTAGTGTTGAGATTTTACAAGGTGGACAAAATCTAGGTGAAATTACAGATTTGCATTTCTTTACCAATAAATTATTTAGAGGGTTGCGAATTCCAGCTAGTTATTTACCCACTGGTATGGATACTGGGTTAGACGGCAATAATTTTAATGATGGTAAAGTAGGTAATGCATTGATTCAAGAATGGCGATTTAACCAATATTGTATGCGATTACAAAAAATGGTCATTCAGAAGTTAGACCAAGAGTTCAAAATGTTTATGAGATGGCGTGGTATAAACATTGATGGTGCCATATTTGAATTAAGATTTAATGAGCCGCAAAACTTTGCAAGTTATCGTCAAGCTGAGCTTGATACAACAAGAATTAACAGTTATGCACAGTTAGAGCAAGTGCCTTACATGAGCAAACGCTTCTTATTAAGTAGATTCTTAGGATTATCTGAAGAAGAAATGAAAGAAAATGAGCGTATGTGGAGAGAGGAGCAAGGCGATATTGAGGAAGCTCCTGCTCCTGAAGCTGGATTGCGTAGTGTAGGTATAACTCCAGGAGCAATAGGTGCTGATTTAGGGGCATTAGCTCCAGCACCTGGAGCAGAAATACCAGGAGCAGTACCAGGCGGAGTGCCAGGAACAGCACCTGCTCCTGCAGCAGGTGGCGCAGGAGCTGCAGCGGCAGCAACTCCGCCACAAATTTAATAAATAACATTATGAATTTATTTGAAATATTTGAGCCTACTCCGTATGGTTATAGAACTGAGAAAGATGACCAAACATCTGCTCAACCCAAACAAACTAGACGCACTAGATTAACTTTAACTCGTATTAAAAAGTTACGCACAGTAAATGATGTTCGTAAAATAGAGCATGGCAAATATTTAGAAAAAGTAAGTAAACAGTATAAACCGCCTGCTGCGGCACCAGGTTTGGGTTTATAAAAAACAAAAACCCCTAAAAAAGAGCTATTTTAGCTCTTTTTTTTATAATATCTGTAAATAAAAACAGATAGTGCCCTTTAATAACTTAAAAAGGAAAGAATATGTCAAAGTATGAAAAATTAATAGAATATATCATCAACGATGAGGAAGACAAAGCTCGTCAATTATTCCATCAGATCGTTGTTGAAAAAAGCCGCGAAATTTATGAATCAATCATGGACGAAGAAACAATGGGCGGCGATCCTGTTTCTAGCTTAGTTGATGAAGTCACTCACGACGAACATGGTGTTCATGAAGCTGAAGATGACATGGAAATTGATGTTGATATGACCCCAGATTCTGGTGATGAAATGGATGGCGACATGGAAATGGACGCTGACATGGAAATGGATACAGATGGTATGGGTGGTGATAATGACATGGAAGACCGTGTTATGGATCTAGAAGATGCATTAGATGAATTAAAAGCAGAGTTTGATGCACTAATGGCAGATTCTAATGGTCAAGATGACATGGACATGGGCGATGACTCTGAGGAAGATTCAGAGGAACCTGATGCTGACCAAGAAGCTGATGCTGATGAAGAAGATGACGAAGAAGCTATTCAAGAAGCCAAGAAAATGAAAGCTAAGGCCAAAGAAAAACAAAAACTTATGGACAAAAAGCACATGAGTGAAGCTGCTCGTCTTCGTGAATACACCGAGAAGTTAGGCGACATTTATAAGCAAGAGCCTGCCAAAGGTGAAGGCCATGAAGTAGGTAAAGGCGGATCAGTAAGTGTAGACAAGAAATCTATTGTTGCTGGTAAGAATGACATGGGTGGCACCACTGCAAATATTGTAAAAGGTGGCACAGAGCAGGATCCAGACAACAAGCAGATTCCTGAGCCTAAGAATGAATATGCTAAAGGCAGAGGGGAAGTAAAGCATTCTAAAGAGTGGAAGAACCGCGTAGGTGGAAATTCTGGCACTTATAAAGAAAAAGCACCTGCAGCAAAGAGTGGTGAAGAAGGTGCAGTAAACGATCGTAGCCCACTAGCAAAATAAGGCAATAACATGCATATCCTCAGAGAACACTTGAGTTTTGATACAGCAGAGATGAAGGTTATCTCTGAGGATGCCCCTTCGGGAGGAGGCAAAAACCTATTTATGGAAGGTATTTGCTTGCAGGGAGGCGTCCTTAATGAGAATGGTAGGGTATATGAAGTAAGAGAAATTTCCAAAGCTGTTGAAAGCATTAATGACAAAATTCGTAAAGGATTTAGTGTATTAGGTGAAGTGGATCATCCAGAAGATTTAAAGATTAATTTAGATCGTGTGTGTGCAAATATAAAGCGTATGTGGATGGATGGTCCAAACGGTTTTGGCAAATTACAAATTTTACCTACACCAATGGGCAATTTAGTACGAGCCATGTTGGAAAGTGGAGTAAAATTAGGAGTTTCTAGTCGCGGTCAGGGTAATGTTGATCGTAATGGAAAGGTCAGTGACTTTGAAATAGTAACTGTAGATATAGTAGCACAACCCAGTGCGCCTAATGCATATCCTACACCTGTATATGAGGGTGTAAGAAATATGCGTCATGGTCATCATTTGATGGAAATGGCCAAGGAAGCTAAATCAGACCAAAAGGTACAAAAATACCTAGAAAAAGAAGTCACTAAATTAATTAAAGAGTTGAAACTTAAATAGGAGAAATGATCCATGTTCGACGCTATTAAACCTTTAGTTGATAGTGGAATCATTAACGAGGATACCCAACAAGCTTTAAATGAAGCTTGGGAATCAAAGTTAAATGAAGCAAGAGAACAAATTCGCAGTGAAATGCGTAATGAGTTCGCCGGCCGCTATGAACATGATAAGGGACTTATGGTAGAAGCCCTAGACAAGATGATCACTGAAAGTCTCCAAGCCGAAATTCTTGAATTCCGTGAGGAAAAAGAAAGTTTAGCAGCTGATCGTGTGCGTTTTAATCGTGAATTAGCAGAAAGCGCACAGCGTTTTGAGAAGTTTTTAGTTAAACAATTAGCTGAAGAAATTCGTGAACTTCACGAAGATCGTAAAGCTGCTTCTCAAACTACAAAACGATTAGAAAGTTTTGTAGTAAGACAATTAGCTGAAGAAATTCAAGAGTTTAGTAAGGATAAACAAGCAGTAGTAGAAACAAGAGTGCGATTAGTAGCTGAGGCCAAAGCAAAAATGGAATCATTACAGCGTAAATTTGTAGAAAGATCTGCTCGTCTTGTTGAAAGCACAGTGTCAAATAGTCTTAAAGGTGAATTAACTCAGCTTAAAGAAGATATTCAATCTGCTCGTGAAAATAACTTTGGGCGTAAATTGTTCGAAGCTTTTGCCAGTGAATTTGCAATCAGCCATCTCAATGAGAATAAGGAAATTGTAAACTTACGCAAACAGTTAGAAACAAAACATCAAGAAGTTATGGAAGCAAAAAAGGCAATTGAAGATAAAGAAACTTTAATTGAGTCAGTTCAAAGAGAAACAAAGGTAATTAAGGAAGTTTATGAGCGTCGTGAAGCAATTAACGACTTACTTAAACCACTTAATAAAGAGAAACAGGCAGTAATGAGCCAGTTACTCGAAACGGTGCAGACAGATAAGCTAAAGTCTGCATTTGAAAAGTATCTTCCTGCAGTACTTAACAATTCAGTCGCTGTCCAACCCACAAAGAACCGTCAGCAAATTACTGAAAGTCGTGTTGAAGTAACAGGAGATAAAACTGCTAAGGTACACGCTGAGCCCGATTATAATAATGTAGTCGAAATTAAGCGTCTAGCAGGGCTAAACTAACCCTAATTAGGAGAAAAAGAAAAAAATGTCACAAGTACTATTAGAAGGCCGTTGGGGCGAAACAAAAGAAGCCCTACTAGAAGGCCTAAATGGCTCTCGTAGAACTACGATGGGCATCGTTTTAGATAACACCCGTAAGCACCTTATGGAAGCTGCAACCGCTGGCTCAACTGCTGCTGGTAATGTTGCAACTCTAAATCGTGTTATTCTTCCAGTAATTCGTCGTGTTATGCCAACCGTTATTGCTAACGAAATCGTTGGTGTACAGCCTATGACTGGTCCAGTAGCTCAGATCCATACATTGCGTGTTCGTTATGCTGAAACTGCAACTGCAACAGCACCAAGTCCCTTCGATACTAGCACAACCGCTGGTGACGAAGCTCTTAGCCCATTTAAGATTGCTACAGCTTATTCAGGCAGTCTTACAACTGGTCGTGCTACTTCTGTTTCTGCTCTAGAAGGCGTTCCTGGTCGTAAAATTAATGTCCAGATTCTAAAGCAAGTTGTTGAAGCTAAAACACGCAAACTAAGCGCTCGTTGGACTTTTGAAGCTGCTCAGGATGCTCAAAGCATGCACGGTCTAGATATCGAAGCTGAAATTATGGCTGCTCTAGCTCAGGAAATTACTGTTGAAATCGACCAGGAAATCCTAGGCTCATTACGCAGTCTTGCAGCTACCGATTTCGCTTACGACCAAGCCGCTGTGTCAGGCACTGCAACATTTGTTGGTG